AAGAGGTGACGCTTTCAGCCAGTGAAGGAAGCCAAGCGTTTATAGGTTTATTGTTAGCAGACATTTTGAACACTCCAGAATAGTGTAAGATTAAATTAACAAATATATGATTAATTGGAACAACTCAGATAATATTGGAATTATTCAAATTAAGCAAGCATAGGAGAACGCCATGAAACTAGAAATGCTCATAGCAAGAGCTAAATTTTACGAGAAAACACAAAAGGCAATAGCTAAAAAATTAGCTATATCTGAAACTAAATTTAGCGACTGGAAAAAAGGAAAGACAAAACCAACACCGTTTGAAATATTCCAAATGGCAGAATTAGCAAGGCTTGAGCCAGAAAAGACATTCTATGATGTGATGACAGAAATTGATAAAGAAAACGAGAAATATTGGTGCGCTCGACTGGAATCGAACCAGCGACCCTCGGCTTCGGAAGTCGTGAGCTTACAATTATTATTTACATTTATTTACAATGTAATCCAAAATTTGAAAATTAAAAGGGTATTATTTACTGAAGTAAACGTATAATCATACTCATACCAGGAAGAAATATGAAATCAATAAAAGTAAATTATATTAATTCATGCGATGTTAGAACGAGCACTACGCTATCAAGAAATATTTGCATTTTCTATTGTGAAAAAGTCTTAGGAATGAAAAGGCACCCACTTGATAGCGATAGATTTATAATTATGGAAATTAACAACTTTGCACTGATGGGAAGATACAAAGGAAAAGATGAAATAGAAAGAGCATTACTAGAAAAAATACATCAATCAAGCAAAGAAACAGATTCGACATACTGAGCATAATCCAAATGGACATAGCGCATCGTACTTTCAATATCGCCATGCCCTAACAAATCTTTAATGGTATAAATACCAACTCCTTTTTGAATGAGCCATGACGCGTAAGTATGGCGTAAATCATACATAGTACAATTCACATTAGCCCTTTTTTTACACCTTGCAAATGATTTTGTAAATGTGGTGTATGGCTTGCCTGTTTTTGGATTTATGAAAACGTGAGTGCCTAGCCGCTCCTTACTCTCCAATAGGGCAAAGGCTGTGTCATTGAGATATTTATATAAGGTCTTTTTGGTTTTACTGTAGTGATTTCTCACTATGAATTGTCTTTTATCAAGATGGACGTTAGACCATTCTAAGGTTAATAATTCAATGGGACGGCAGCCAGTCATTGTTAATAAGACAATGAAGTCATGCAATTCATGATGACCAGTAAGTAAGGTTGCAGACAAAAGCCGCTCATATTCTAAGCGGCTTAAATAGTTTGGGATATGGTCAGATTCTATGAACTTCACTTTCTCAAAAGGGTTATTCAGTGTTATTTCATAATCTGACATAACACAATTAATGGCAGCCCTGGCAAATGATAATTCTCTATTGATGGTCGCATTGGATACAACAAGACGCCTAACTTTTGCATATTGTTTGACATGAATTTTGCGTAAGTCTTTGAGCAAGAAAGCATCAAAATAGCCTAAGCTATCCGCCCTATACTGATAACGATGTTTACCAGTCAATCCATAATCTTGATAATACGCAATAACTTCCGATAGTTTATAAAACATGATTTTCACTCTATAAGGGCAAAATTACCCGAGTGAACTCTATTTGACTTTTGACAACATTCCAGCGTTCTCTAAGAGATAGGTACATTCAGCAGCAGAAATATTATGTAAACGATTGCCATTTTTATTGAAAGCAACGCAAGCGTTGCCTTTCATCATGGCATTGACAGGCGCAAGATTGGCATCTTGGTAATAACCTCCAGTAACAGGATTAAAGACTTGTTGATTGTCATTGGTATTATTACCACCTACAGTGACAGGCTTTATATTGTCGGCATTGGAGGATTGAGTGGGCGTTAATGGGTTAGGTGATTGCTCATTACCACCGACTACGACAGGCGTTACATTATCTGTTAATAACTTTTTGCTGTCTGATTTTCCTAGACTGGCATCAATCTTGGCTTGTTGTTCAGCAGCCGCTTTTTCAGGATTGATAAATTTATCCGTTTCTGATGACATGGCGAATTTCATTATTAAGCCAATAATTACAATCAGCGCACCGACCATGATAAATAACTTTTTAGGTACTTTTAGCTTAACAGTATGCTCGACAGCAGAATTATAGAATTTATACAAGTCTTTGCGATAGTTAAAGATATATTGGTTTTCGGCGCGGTCTTTTGCAGTGCGACCGTCAGGTGTTTTTTCAACTTGTCGCCAAAAGTAACAGCTTGCTAAGTTTGCACCGTAAGGCCTTACAAGGTGAATATGCTCATTGGTCACATCAAGTACATCATTATGAAGCAATCTAGGCATCTGAGTAATAAACCATATATCACGGTTACCGTGTCTATGAATGGTCAAGTCTCTAACTATTTGTTCTTTAGATGCGCCACGATTGGCAGCGAATACATCACGCAACTGGGCTTCGTCATAAATAATGGTGCTACCTTCGGGCGTGTCTCTCCAATCGTCAGGACTAGGCAAAACGCCATCTATTTTTAAGCCATTAATATCAGCATAAAAATTGCGTTTTTTGTTAATGTCTTTTTCCTTCTCACTAGCTTCAATCGCTGCTACTAAATCAGAAACGGCTTTTAATGTTTTGCCAGTGCCTGGACGACCCGTGTAAAGACGAATCATATCAAGCCCCTTTTTTAATTAAGGACAGTTTCATACTATTCATAGTGACCCGAGCAATCAACGCCCCAATGACAACAGATAACGCAATATCAAAGCCCGATAAATGGAGAAATGAAGCCACGACAGCATCAAAACCTTGCATTTGTTGTAATGCCTGATTTATATATCTTTCAAGTACAGTTTTCATAACAACAGCAGACGCAAGACCAAGACCAGCACCAAGCAAAGCCGTTTTAACTGAACCCTGCAAAAGAAATCCGCCAACCAAGTATAATAACTTACCCATTGTTATAACTCCTATTTAAAGTGCTTCATGCTGCGTGTACGTCCGTCCGTGGGGCGGGCGTCACGCATCACAAAGCACTTTCTATATTATTATTCTTTTGAAGTGCTTCGACCAACGCCCGAGATTATGTAAGCAGCGGACAAGTAACCAGCACCGACAATAAAAGGCTTTAAGGCTGACATAACGGTACAAATAGGCGCATAGTCAAAAGAAAACGGAACAGTGTTACCCATGATTGACAATGAAGCGGTATAGTTTGGAGGGCATGAACCAGTAAACGTTATATAACTTTTATCGCTATCGAAATCATCAAGAGGACTATCAATAATAACTTCGGTATCAGTGGGAGTAGGTTCGGCAGGCGGTTCAGATTGAAAAAAGTCAGACAAACCAGTAATAGAAGATAGAATGCCCGCAAGCAAGGCTTTAAGCGCATTGATAGCGGAAATAATACCAGCAGGGTCAAAAGGTTCAGCAGGTGCGTCGGGGTCTTTGGGAGGATTTTCAGTATCAGGCGGATTTTCTGTGCCAGTTTCAGTAGCAGCAGCGTCTAGCGCAGCGTCATGTTCACCAGCAGCAAAACCCTCTAAAGCGGTAGCTTTTACAGCTTCTTGGCTTGGAGCATGACCAGCTTCAGCATTGGCAATGACTTTTGCAGCAACGGTGTCAATAGGTATGGTTTTCCAATTCTCAGAGGGAGCAGGAGGATTGGCAGGACTGGAAGTGGGAGCGTAATAACAAGCAATTTTAGTAGAAGTTTTATATTCAAAGCCCACATACTTATAAGATGGGCTAACATACTGGTTACAACCAACATTAGGACTAGCGTAATACTGACTGCTCCATGACCACATTTTTCTATCTTCATTCCAAACTAACTCGTAATTTTCAAAAGCGCCAGCTGGAATAGTGTCAAGAGGAGTATCGGAAACGGTTTTATACTTAACAGCATTATTGGCAGGGTCAAGAACCCAATCAATACCAGCATCTAATAACTCAACCATTGCAAAAGCAAGAGCAGCAGCACCACCGCCTTTTATTAAATGCTTACCGACTTTAGCAGCAGACGGCGCAACAGTAATAGCAGAGTTTAAGACTTTACCGCCAGCCGTTTTGGTTGCGTTAATTGTGTTAGTAGCACCAGCAGTGATTGTATCAAGAGCAGTCCAACCGCCAACGGAGGTGTTAGCATATGCCATTGGAGGCGAAAGGATAAGCAGCGCAGATAATGCGAATATCAAAAAGCGTTTGAAATAGCTCATTTTAGTATCAGCCAGCAAGCAGCAACAAAGACTAAAGCAGGAATAATATTAACTAACATAATCTCAATTTCCTTAAATCATCTTAGTTAATAGAATGGGAGCGAGTAACCGCCCCCACTAGTACAACTAACGAGAGGTTGCTTACACCACACCGCGAATAACTTTCCAACCACGGATTGCAACACGTACACCAAGATATGCAGCACCAACAACACCAACAGGAACGATTAGACCAGTTAATGACGCAGCAACGTCAGATACATCAATAGCCAAAGGTTCAGCAAATGAAGCAGCAGAAGTAGCAACCAAAGCACCAGCAGCAGCAACTTTACCTAAAAAAGTCATGCCATTTTTTTCACGTACAACGATTTGATTTTCCATTTGGAAATCCTTATTTTTTAATGAAGCCACCAATGGCTCGAAATCCCCACGCAGTAACCAAGACTAGCACCACCAATGAACCAAGATAATTCCATTCAGCGATAGTGAAGTCGGGTAGCATAGGCGCAGGAGAATCTATAACTACCCATTCCATGCACGTTTGACTAGCTTCGTCTAAAGTTTGACAAGCGTACATAGCGGAATCCTTTATTTATTAACGATTGGCTGAACGTCAGTGACAATCATTTTTGTGTTTTTGCCTGATGTTACGATTTCCATTTCAATATTTGCTTGAATTGGAAATTTAAGCATTTTGATTTTTTCAAAATTGTCAGACAAACCCCAGTTATATTCAGCGCCAGCAAAGCCGACCATTTCACCTGAATCAGAGTTCATTTTGGTCTGCACGTAAATTTTAGTGCTGTCATAGGGACGACCTTCCATTTCACCCTTTGAACGTTTTGCACCAGTGATAACGACTTGTTGTAACATGGTTTATACTCCTAGAATGGTATAGCGCACTTTTGATGATTGTCCGACCACGGCGCATAACTTGGCGGATTTTTGATAAACTTTTCATGAACTCTTAAACGTTTTGGATAGAAGTCTTTTTTCTCTGTTTGGAGAAGGTCAAGAATCTTGCTATCGTCAGGCACTAGATGACCGTTGCTGTCTTTTTTCACAAACAATTCACGATAAGCAGCGATATAGCGTCCAGCTTGACGTTTCCATATTTCAATAGATTTATTTAGGCTGATTTCAGCTTCTTTTTGTGTGCAAGGGATACGGCTCACCGTGTCCAATATCTCACCTTTTGCGTGCTCGATAAGCTCCAAGCAGTAAGGATAAGCACCAGCAAAGTATTCAGTCGGACTGATTAACATTTCAAAGGGCAGATGACGACCAGCAGAGCCAAATTCTATTTCACTTCTGAACCAGGGGCTTTCAGCATCGCCGAACTTTTTGCCTTTTTCATAGCCACGGTATAATTTGCCATTCTCACGTTTGCCTATTTGGAGCGTACGACCCGCACCAGTGGGACGTTTCCAGTCGCCTAAGTGCTGGACAGTTGGTAGCTTGTTAGTTAGGGCAAACATACCTTGACTGTCAGCAGTGTCAGCGATTTCAGGCGATGAGTAAGAGCCTTCAAAGTCGTCATGTGCTAAATCAATGCGCGTTAGCTTTGGATTGACAGCATCACACTTTAAAAAGTTATAAAGGTTATGTTCCCAGTAGTTATCAGCGTATTGGCAGCCAGTACCAGTAACCATAATCAGCACAGTGTTAGCTTGGCCACCGATGCCAATAGTTCCGAGCTTTGCGTCATTGCTTCCAATGGTGAAGCCATACTTATAAAAGTGAATACCTTTACCGTTATAGGTGACGTTTGAGAAGTCAGAGCCGAAAATGTCAGATAAAACGGTACTTACATCGAATATAAATTCTTTAATTAGTTCTAATTTTTCAGCTTCGGGCATTTCTGTGTCATTCAACACGCCTTCAAAATCGCCATAGGTTTCAACATGGGTGACGAAGTTGACAGCATCAATGATGACTTGTTCATGGCCGACTGGCACACGTATAGGTATAAGCTCAACGCCTTTTGAAGTTCGGACAGTGAGCTCTTGCTTAGATGCAATGGCAGAAATCTTTTTTCTATAGTCAAGTGTCGTTTTCATGTCAAATATCCGTCCCGTTACCCCCGTGTTACAAATGGGGGTTTTTTCGTTCCCACGATTTATACGTCTAGTTTCATTTATCGAAAAATAATCTGATATTTTCGTTTTCACTGCGGATAATGTCAAGGTAAGTTGAAATCATGACGGCAGATAGATTATTATCAGCAGCGATGTATTCAAGATATTCCAAGCACTCCTCTCCAATGTCGGCAACGTTACCAGTAGAGATAACAGAGCTTGCACGCTCAGAGATAAGACGAGCGGCAAAGTTAATAGCTGCTTGATTAAATTCTATTTCATTCGAGTAAAAAATCATGAGCTACCGCCCTTCGGTTGCTGGGTCAATCATTAATAATTGATAACTAAAAAGACAGTTATCAATGATTAATGATTCGACCTCTAAATCTTGTTAAAAATCATTGCTACACCATAAGCAGCAAGAGACATAATGAAAAAGATGGTAGAAAATACAGCTATGAAATCAAGCATTAGATTAAGTCCTTAACGTTGCCATTGGAGACACTGACAGGACGAAAGAAGTAAGAACGCAAAACATGATGAATGGCATAAGCTAGAAAATAAAACACAAACAACGTCATCAATATTAATAAGGCAATAGCTAGTTTTTGTTGCTGTAGTTCGAGTAATAATTGGTCAGAGACTAAAAGATTGACGCCAAAGAAAGGTTGATAGTTCATAGTAGTCACTCCAAGTTCAAAGGCTGATTGCAGCCATTAACAGGAGGGCAGAAAAAGATGCCCCCATCCGTTTCTGCCTCATCCGTATCAGGGATATGCTCGGAAACTTCTGGAGGACAGGGGCAAGAGGTGACGCTTTCAGCCAGTGAAGGAAGCCAAGCGTTTATAGGTTTATTGTTAGCAGACATTTTGAACACTCCAGAATAGTGTAAGATTAAATTAACAAATATATGATTAATTGGAACAACTCA